GAGTAACCAATTTCCAAACTGGGCTGGTAATTACCGCTGTCTGGAGATACAAGTTTCCGGCGGTGCTGTCAATGTACATGGAGCCGGGGCCAGCAAAGTTGTCGCCCGTTGTACCGTCAACAGGAGCACCCGTGTTAACCATAACCACAACATCATCTTCCATGCGGATGTTGGCTTTGGTGTAAGGAATGACGCCCGAAGGGCCACCACCATCAAGAACTGGGTCTTGCATCTTCAGGTCAATACCGTACTCAAAACCAGAACCAGCTGTGGTCTGAGCCATTGCAACACCGAAGGCGCAACGAGCGGTAGTTACACCAGAGTCGCCGTCCATGAAAGCCATAACAGCAGCATCGCCAGACAGGGTATTGGTATTGATGATACCCATCACACCAGCCATCAAGCCGTTGTTAGAGTAGGTGCCAATAACTGCAAACTCACCTACTGTACCAGCCATGTGGTTAAAAGTAGTAGAAGGAGCTACAGAGAAAGGAGCGCCACACTGAACACGCCCAAACACAGAAAAAGCCTCACCGGGCGTTAGATAGCTGCTTGAACCAAAACCTACGGTTGGCATTACACGGGCGTAAAAACCAGAAGTTGCCGTTCCCTCATTAACTGGAATTACGGTACCAGCATTAATAGTTGTGGGAGTAAGCGGCTGTTGTGCAGCAGCGGTGCCGCCTTGATAGCCAGCCCGGACTGGGCCCGAAAAAGAAGTACGTGCCATGATAATTTCCTCACATGCGAGTTGAGGTGTTCTGTCTGCATGTCGTCAGCCGGGACTGTCAGAACACCGGATAAGCCCGGAATAGCTGCAATATACACCTTTTTTGCGGCTTGTCAACAATAAAAAAGGGGGCCGAAGCCCCCTCTCGCATAGCCCGCTTGTGGCGAGCTACTGGTTCAACTTAGGTCGAACCGGACGAGCCAAACATGCCCAATGGATCGCTCCAGCCGAAGCTGTAACGCTCACGAGACTTGTAACGGACGTTACCTGTATCGAAGTCACCATCCATGTTGGTGGTCAGCGGTGTACGCACAAAGTGCTTCAAACCGTTAGGCACATCTGTGCAGATGAACCAAGCGTTGCTGTCAGTCAAATAGTTGTTGACGGTGTAGCCCCCGGGGATTGAACCGTTGTTCATCAACGCATTGATGTCGTTGTCAGCAGTACCAACGCGGAGATTGGTTTCCAGCAAGCGAGTAGCAACGAATTGCAACGAAGGTGGAACAATCAACTTCCGTGGCTTTGCAGCAATCAACAGACCACGCTCATCCGTCCAAGCAGCGATCTGAATAACGGAGGCTTCCAGAGAAGTCTCGTTCAAATCAACTTGGGTCGAAGGAGTGTTGGAGTTAACAGTGCCGCCAACAGTTGGGTGCTGAGTGCTGAACAGAGGAACGCCATCACCGCCGTAGTACTGGCTGGAGTTGGTGAAACCGTTGTTCAGAACAGCAGCAGCCTTGGTCTGCTTGGTGTACGCCATAGCGCGAGCCAAAGACTTGGTGTAGCGTGCCGACAAGCTGTCATACAGATTGTCTTCAATCGCTTCTTCAGTAATACTGAAGCCAAGGGCGATGGTTTCGTGCGTGTAGCGAGTAGAGAAAGCTTCCTGCGCGTTGTCATAAGCGATGGCAGAGCCCTCGTTCTTGACAGGTGCAGCACCAAAGCCGGACAGCTTGGTTTCTTCCTCAAAGGAACGCTCAGAGGTTTCAGTCTCGTAGATTTCCTTGTGTTGCTCGCCGTAACGTGCGTACTCCATGCCAAACAAAGCGTTCAGACCGGGGAGCAGTTCTTTAAGTAGTTGTGCGCGTGAAATTGCCATGATTTAACTCCTTACAGGCCGACGTTGTTTAAATACGAGTGGGCACTGGGGTTGAACTTAACCAACACATCAGTGAACGCGTCGCCAATTTCCGAGAAGCCTTCAATCTCAACAAAGCCCACAATACGGAAAGCCGCAGCAGTTGTGACCACGGAGGCATCCAAAGCGCTGGTCGAGTTACCTGTACGGGTAGAACCTGTAGAAGTGGACTGTACAGCGGCAAAGAAGGTGTTAGTGCCCAAAACTGATTGATCGCCAGAACCATCTAGCTGTGCTTGGAACGCAACGCTTGGGTCAGTAATAACCTTAGCCGTAACCACGCCGGTTGTGCCGGAGGGGTAGAACTGCGAGTTAATCACCTGACCTTGTGCATTGACAAATTCGCAACCGACGAAAACGCCGATTGCACCGATGCCGTTGCCGCCAAGGTTGTTAGTCGTAATGTCGGCACCAGTGGCGGTGGAAAGGGCTAGATAGCCGTCTGAACCAATAATGACTACCTGACCATAGAAAATATTGGTGGCCTCGCCAGCAGGGTCAATCAGAAAAGTCTGAGTTGCACCTGCATAGGGCATGCCATCAATACGGTTAATGGGACGTAGCCCATAGGGGGAAGCTGTAGCTGCCATTTAATGACTCCTAAAATTATGTACCAGAACCGAAAGTGACTTTCGACTTCTTATCGACGATCATCGCCATATTAGATCGAGCGTCCCTTTCACGGAGGAAAGTGTTGTCTACTGATTCCATCTGCAATTTGTTCTTTTGATCGTGCTGTTGCATGCGCGATACCAAGATTTCAGACGGGATGCGGCAGAGCAACAAACCACCCACTTCAATCGCTCCTTTGAAACGACCTTCAGTAGCAGCGTGCATCATGAGCTCAGGATAATCGTCACCTTTGCAGGGCTCGTATCCTTCGCGCAACTTCGACGAAATGTTGCCCGGATCAGCTACACCCATAGTGCTTGTACGTACCCAACGGTGCGTCCAACCGGGCCGTGGTTCAGGTGATGGCAGAGTTTCAGGTGCACGCCAAACCATTGGGCGTTGCATTTCTACTCTGGTCTCAGAATCACGGCTCTTGCGGTTTATAGTTAGCTGTTCCATCATGCATTCCCTCTAAGTAAAGCAACCTGTTTTGCGTATTCTTCTACGGGCACCCCAATACGGCGAGCTATCGCCACTTCGGATGCCTTTAACCGAACACGGTTAGGCGGTGTGCTCCGGGTGGCAGGTGCCACAACGGAACTTGGCTTTGTTGCACGGCGCGGGGTTTCATCCTCGTAAGCCGGTTCTGACCTCTTTCTAGGAGGCGGGTCATATTCTTCCTCGTCGCTCTGGGCATCTTCAAAATGCTCAGGAAATCTTTTACGCATGGTGCTGTCGATTTTTTTGAAATACTCGGCAGTGCCAATATATTCAGGACCATACTCGCGTTGTAATTTCTTGTCAAGCCCCAGTGCGGCAGACGTCATTTCTTCGTCTACACCCCACCAGTCACTGTTGTTTTCTATCCAGCGCTGTGTTCGTGGGTTGGTTTTCGGCGCGGTTTCAGCCGGGGCTTTAAACTCTCGCTCCTCCACCTCAATAGGCTTCATACCAGACGCACGCTCTATTTTGAGCGTCGCCCGGGTGATCTCCGCCTGCGCGTCGGCCAACTCGTCCGGGTCCGCAGCGTCGTAGGCTTCTTTGTACTTCCGCTTGGCGGCAACCAGCTCAGCGGCTGCTGCTTCCTGTGAAGTCTCAATATAAGCCTTACTGCCGGTAGCAAGCTGTTGTTGAAGCTTCTTGTTCTCCTCAAGAATCTGCCGGGCGTACGTCTCAGCTGCTTCCCGCTCTCGCAGGGCTTCTTCTTTGGCGCGTCGCTCGTCGTGATATCCACGGGTGAACTTCTTGATACGGGCTTGAACTTTCTCGTCATAGGTGGCGAGTTCGTCGTCTGTGGGGTCCTCCACCGGCTCCTTCATGGGCTTGCGACCACGATCTTCTTCGGGGGTATCGTCCTCAATCTCTATATCAAGCTTGTTGTCTTCAGCAGCAGCCTTCGTCTTTTTAGTTTCCTTTTCATCAGGAAACTCATAGTCATCACCAAACTTTGTTGCCATGATTTACTCCTTAAGCAGCGCGGGAAATTCCACGCGGGTCTTCCACAACTGCTTCAACCGAGTCATCGTTGATGATCCGGAATTCACGGCCATGAATTTTCAGGCGAGTTCCTGAATTTGGTCGGACGATGACGAAGTCACCTTCCTTGCACGACGGCCCACTGGGGAACCGGGTTGTATCTTTATAGCAGTCAGGCCCAAGCTTGACGACAAACAGTACCGGGGTAAGTATCTCTTCATACATCATGGATTGGCTGGACTTCACGATGCCCGCTTCACTATCAGCGTACGCCTCCATAGCTTCGGGGACTACGCAGAGCATCATGAACCTCTTCGGATCAGGCAGTTGCTTCGCCTTCTCTTCAGCTGACTGGTTCAAAATACCCGAAAGGTCCACCGCAGCTACATCAAAATCAGTCATCACTCATCTCCGATCTTTGCACGAGGTCTTTAATTATGGATTCTGCATGGGTCAGACCCCGGATAACCCCGCAGACATGACGATACTCGTCAAAACTTTTTGCACCACCGTTTGATAGGTGGGATACCTGATCGTCCCGGAGCTTGTTAATCTCCCTGACTGTGACGGATAAGAGTGCGTGATCGCTCAATTTTTATCCTTTCTTGTAGACCTAGTGTCATACTGGCGCTGCTGCATGGACATTTGAGCGCGATGTTTGGCAGCGTCAATCCCCATACGAACGCCTTCCGACTCCATCTGCTGTTTGAGTTTGTCTCGCGCAGCGGCTGCTGTGGCCCCCACCTGCATGGCGGCGATTTCTTTCTGAGACTCAATCCGAGCTCTTTCAATTTCAAGTTGATCGGCCTTGGCTGCTGCCTCGGTCTGCATCTTCTGCTGCTTGAGCTGAAGCTCGCCCTGCTTGATCTGGAGTTCTTGCATCTGCATCTGAACAATCGGGTCCTGCATCTGCTGCTGGGCCTGCTGTTGTTTGGCCTCCTGCTGGTCACGCTGCAACAAAATGGCAGACGCCTTGGCAGACATCATGGCGA